CCCCAAGTGCCACTACTCCAACTATCTCGGCCCCAACCCGTGAATATTACATTGGCATCCGCCATGGCCTGTCACTCCTAGTAAGAGTTTAGGCGATACGGATAATAGCGTTACTCGCGTCAGCCGTTGGGAATACAACTTGGAAATCACCAGATGTAGATGTTTTGTCTGCACCGAAGTCCAGAACCACCACAGACGGATCACCTGATGCTGAGTCATTATAGATCAACGCACCACGAGCAGTGATTGTTGCAGACGTGAATGTAATATCTGCAAAGTCTGTAAATCCTGTTGTGCCAGAAGATGTTGGCGTAACATTTGTCAACGCACCGCCACCTGCTGAATACGAACCAGAAGCACTGACTTCGTTTGAAGTTGTGTATGCTGTAGTTGCTGCATTAAAAGAAGCACTGTTAGTATACAGAGCTAATTTAAAAGTATTACCACTTGAATTGGTAAAGTTATGTGTTGCAGTCATCAATTCTTTTTTGAATGATGTGCACATAAAGTTTCCTGAAAAGGCCATGTTAAAGTCTCCTTATGAGTTCAGCCAGTTGGGGATGCCCCGCATCAATTAGTGCATTACACACTGTTGTACGGTCACTTCGAATAGCCTGTCGCATATAATACGCAACAAGCGTTTCAACGTGCTTAGAAAAAGCACGAGCCTGATCTCTAATAGCAGGGGGAGCCTGATCAGAAACCGACACTATTTTCTGAACACATTGCTCAGAAAGTTCTTCTGGAGATAATCCACGTTTTTTAGTTGTGTTGACTAGCACAACTTGTTCATCACGCGGTACATTTAAATCAATCTTAAACATTATCTTTTTGCCCTTATAACCTTACCAGTTCGATATTCATCAGTGGTTTCTTTTGCCTCACCCAAAAGTTTTAAACCAGCTAATGATTCTTGAAATCTTTTATCATATGAATTTAACATATCTGGATCGCCTTTCATATACAGATATGCTTCAACTAAAGAACCGTATAACATTGATAGTTCTGCATTTTCACTCAACCACGTTGTACTGTTGTCGTTTAGTGTAGAGTCCGTAATACTCAAAGGTCTATAAAAGTAATGTAACTCAGCAGTGTATTCGGCGTCTGGAGTCGGACCTAATATAAAATAATCTATATCAAATTGTGCATAGTATTTTGGAAGACCCGTTGTTGTAGCATCTGGAGTATACGTTTGAATAAAACTTGGATCTTTAAATTCTACAAAAACTTTATCGCCATTTGATCCGGCTAGACTTAAAGAAAACGGAGCAAGAAAGTCAGACGGAACGGCTAAGTATTGAAACCCTGTGTCAGTCGTTGCAGTAACGTTTTTACGAAACAGACTTAACTGAACACTTTTTAATATACGTTCTTCTGCTGTGCGAATAAACACTGGAAGATTTGTTACAAAGGATGTTTCATCATTCTCTGTATAGTCTTGCAAGGCTTGTTTTAATTGTCCGTATGTAAAACTCATATCATCACACTATTGTTATGTTTCCTACCATAGCACTATGATTAGTGCATTGATATACTAGAGAGGTGTCACTTGGTTCATGGGGCACAATAAACTGTGTCAATCCTGTAGTTGAATTGTAGTTTTCTGTGACACCCGTTGTAAAAGCAGACCCACCGTTAGATGTTCTGATCTGCAAAGGATGACTTGATACATTCGCAGTATTATCTATCAAATAAGTGTGACCCTTATAAAAAGTAAAGTTTGGATTATTACCCGCAGTAGCCCCAGGACCAGTAAAGGTATAAGCAGATGAACCACTTGTGCCTGCTGTGTACTTAGTAACAGGGCCAGTTGTCTCATCATTAAGTCGAATCCACACCCCTCCATGCGCAAAATACAGTCCCCCAGTCGCATGGACATGCGCCACAGCGCCATGGTATGTTGACGCGCTTGGAAGATCACTCAAAGCTGCATAATAAAATACAATTTTGTTTGCACCAGAGCTTACGTCAAATAAGCCGTTTGAATCTATTATATCCGTTAGAGTTGTGCCATTTCCAAGAGCAGCGTACACTTCGTTAAAGTTATCATTTATTTTATCCGCACCCGCACGAAGAGTATCTCCTGTCCCGTCGTTTGCAGATGAACCGATCCCTACCGTTTGTTTTGCCATATCCTATCCCTCGTCAAATGTGTCTGATGTTGAGTCTAACGTAATAGACGTGCTATCGAATTTTGGTGCTAATCCAACTGTTGCAGAACCAACAGAAGTTGTTGCAGATGATCCTGTTAAATTTACTGATTCATTTCCTGTATCAGATGATCCTATGGTAACTGAGCCAACACCCCCTTCGGCAACTAAATTATTACGAGGGGTTATACCTGGAATGTCTCTAAAACCTACAGGATTGTAACCAGTTTGAATCGCCCTTTCAGAATCTAAGTTTTGCTCTGGTCTAGGATTTCTTAGAGCTTGAGGGTCTGGAAAAGCTTTTGGAGGAAATAACTGTGGGTGTTTTGGTTCAAACTCATCTGGACCAACTAAAGAACCAGTCCATTCAAGACGCATTTCTCGTAATCGATAACGTCGTCCTGATCGATCTGATATACCATATGCATTTTTTCCAGAAGCAAATGCCATTAAACCCTCAAGTATTGAATACTAGGTTGTAGTTTTAAAGGAGTGCGTCCTTCATCCTCATCTGCGGCTCGTTGAAACTCTTCTTCATAAACTACTTTCAAAAGCTGCGCACGTTCAGGAGCACGTTTCATTGAGATGTAGTAAGCTAACCCCGCCACCATACAAGGAAAAAAACGAAAAGGCATATCAGTAGTATTAACAAGAGTGTCTGCATCTTCGATCCTACGAACAAAATAATATATTAACTGATCAGTAGAGTTTTCTGGAACAGACCAAAGATTTATTACAGGGTCTATTTGCCTGTCAAAATAGTACTGACTAGGACGACCTTGTGTGGTTTTATTTGGTATTGTCAGATACTCACCACGACTTATCCTTTGTATTGTAAAGTCAGTGTTATCTCTACGGAGAACAACTTCCAAAACATCAACGACATCTGAAGTCAAAGTTTGTTGGGCTTGCCCTGATGTCAAAGTAATTGTGCCTTGATTTACAGTCCAGAGATTCAAACCTCTGTTAGCCCAGTCTGCAAACATCAAGTTCAAAGACCTACGTGCCGTTCTAGCATCGTAGCCCGTTCGGACCTCTAATCCGCATCTTTCGTATGCTTCCTCAATTATCTCTCCGACATCGAGGTTAAAGTCTCTTGATCCTGATGTTGTCATTGTATCAACTCATATGTGGGTTCTGGTTTGTTTTGATCATTGCAACACCACCGTTTTTAAATCCTGTGACTTTGCCGCCTTTTTTTAATTCTACTCCACGACCTTTTAAAATATCTTTTTGGGTGACCTTACCGTCTCCCGTTAAGTCTGGAAAAGATTTTTTAGCCATCGTTATCCTCCTGATTATAAAGATTATCGAAAACTCTATTCACATCTAGTGTATAGTCTAAATCACTTTTTGAATAGTGTATATGTTGTGAAGGTCTGAAGTCTGGTGCACCCTCACCCACTGCGAACCAAGCAGGATGTGTAACTCTTACTCGATTGTTTGGTAACGCTACTATGTTTCCTGTCCATTCTCCGGCATCTAACAGCTGCATAACATGGCTTTGTTTGTGTTGTGCAGGGTCATCTGCGATTTCACTGTTGGTATAGTCTACAGTAAAAAGATACTTGGCAGGAAACATTTCGCCGTTTATTTTGGCTAACCATGGGCATGGTGTAGCTCTGTCTAAGACGTACACGGAATGGTAATGAGAAGCACAATCCCAAGGCTGTGCATCGTGTGTTGCCATTGGTTCAGGCCATTCTTCCAAAGGAATGTCGGCAACCAAACCTGTTATGGGCATTCTTGCCCACATTGCACCACCGTGAACGGTATCCTCTTCTTCACCCTCCGCCTCGCAACCAGTAAAGATTACTTGAAAACTAAGGGATCTATTAGGAATGGTTGTTACAGCAACAACCATAGCATGAAGAAACTCACCGTGATACTGCTCATGATTATGTGTGTATTCACGACGAACCCATGCCTTAAAATAAGGAATATTACTTTGTAGATATGACATTGTAGTTAGAAAGTCCTCACCACTCTGCCACCGTTTCTCATGCCTTTGACACTAGGTACGCCACCAGTTTTCATGCCCTTGGGTTTAGACACACCACCGTTTCTCATGCCTTTAGGCTTAGATACGCCACCGTTCTTCATTCCCTTGGGTGTAGTTTTGCCGCCGTTTCTCATGCCTTTGACTTTAGTCTTGCCACCGTTTCTCATGCCTTTGACTTTAGTCTTGCCACCGTTTCTCATGCCTTTGACTTTAGACACACCGCCGTTCTTCATTCCCTTGGGTTTAGTTTTGCCACCGTTTCTGTAGCCTTTTTTCTTTTTAGCCATTTAAATCTCCTTTCAAAAGATTCTTACTACACCACCAGTTGCTTTCTTTTGTTTCCAACTGATACGTTTTGATGATTTCTTTTTCTTTGCAGCGGATGTACATTGTGCCATGGTAGGGCGACAAGCAGGATACCCTTTTCGTTTCTCACCTTTTTGCCGACCACAAGGCTTTCCAGTTTTACAATCCACCCATCCTTTACCATCGTTTTGGGCAAACCATGTCCGTAAAGAATTTTTTTTCGCCATTAGAATGTCCTTGTTCGTTTACGACGAGACTCTTCAACTTGACCGCATCCGGCAGCTATAACTCCGCCAGGGGCATACTGCTGCATTGCGGTGCGTTTTGGATTGTCTACTGAGGCTATGATTCCACCTTCAGCTTTCTTGGCAGAGTTACCCCAGTTCTTGGCTCCAACTTTTCTACACTTAGAAAGTGCCCCTGAAGCGTATGCGCTTGGCCATACTTTGTAACGGCTTTTTACCTTGTGGTAACACGCATCTTTTTTTGTTTTTTTCTTTGCCATTAGTCATCCCCTTTGATGGAGGCTTGGATACTTGCTGTCGCATCTGCGCCCTCGAGATTGCCATATGTCCTCTCCATCTCTGTCTTTATATAATCAATTTGTGAGGCCATGACCTCTGTTCTTTTATCTACTGTGATAAGGGTTTTAGTAACCCAATCAATCCAACTGTAGCCAATACCACCAACACCGATTATGAAAGCTGTTATAAGAGCTATTGTGACTTGCTTATTCACTTTGATCACCACATCTTACAAGACCAGTATTTGGCCTTTAGTTTATCAAGGGTGCCTTTGTCACAACCGTGACGGGCACGAAAAGACTTACGGCGTTTTGGGTTTGATTTCTTGATAGTCATATTGGCGTCCCCGAATCTGACTATCTTTTCTTTACCCTTGTCACACGCTTTAACAACAAACTTCTTGCCACCAGAAACCTGACGTTTTGGTTTGTTGCACTTCATTTTATCTTTATCGATCTTAGCCATTTTACCCTCAGAAAAAACGGCGGCTCTTACACCGCCGTTGCTTTAACCAAAGAATCCAGTGATTGAGTCGATGTTGGTAAGCGTCACATGACACTCATCATCAAAGATCATACCGTGATCTGGAATAGTAATCTGGTTATCATCGCTTTGATGAAAGACCATAGATAGTTGTGTCGCTCCGCCACTACCGTTTTTGAACACAACCGCAGGAGAACCGCTACCCGCAGTCTTCACATAAAATGCTTTTAGTCTAGTTCGACCACCCTGTAGTGTGCCAGTCGCCGTAGCTGTCTTTGCAAAAATAGAAGCAGCCATAGTGCCCTCCTATTAGCCAAGGTTATTGTTTTGAGCATACAGAATAGTAACGCGAACTTCACCCGCATTTGTTGCAGCAGAAGCAGTGACCGTTAAACGAATGTCCGCTGTTCCTGTATCTTCCCACGCTAACGTACCACCAGATTCGGTAGTTGGATATTTACGTCCTGCTGTGGTTCCAATTCCAAATGTGTTCACAAGAGTTGCTGCACCACCAACAGTGTCTCCAACACTTATGTTTGTGGCTCCACTTGCTGCTGTAATAACGTCAAGCACACAATCAATAATCTGTGAATTTGCAGGAATAACAACGTCTGTGACTTGTGCAGCTAATGCACCACCAGACAGATCTGCTGCAAATGTCTGAGACATTACTACTTGACCAGTGTTTTTGATGTTTGAACCAAGGGTTGTACCCGTAGTTTCTTTGATGGTTCCTGCTTTAATAGGACCAGAAAAAGTTGTCGTACCCATGTCGATCTCCTGTCTTGGGTTAGTCAGTCGCCCCATGCGACTGTCAGGGATGTAAACAAGATAACTTACTTTTAAACAAAAAGAAAGGGGCAACCGAAGTCGCCCCAATCATACTCGGAGGTAAAACTCCTATATCATATATTAAGCTCCAGGGGAACCAAATACACAACGTGGGTCGCTGAAGCCGAAGCTGTAACGCTCACGAGCTTTATAGCGCATGTTACCTGTGTCGAAGTCTGCTTCCATGCCAGTTGACATTGGAGTTCTTTCGAAGTGTACAAAACCTCGAGGAGCATCTGTCATGATGAAGAATGCATCTGGATCAGTTAGGAAGTCGTTAACGGCATAACCGTTTGGCAACATACCCATTGATCTTAGAGCATTTACATCATTGTCCGCTGTACCAACACGAAGGTTAGATACCATCAGACGCTCTGCAACGAATTGCAATTGTCTTGGAACTAAGAGCTTCAAGCCACGTAATGCAACTTTAAGACCACGCTCATCAACAAATCCTGCAATACTAATCAAAGAATCTTCAAGAGATGTCTCGTTTAGATCAGCAGCAGTTGCAGGTTCGTTGGCAAACGTACCACCACTTGTGAGTGGGTGGTCAGTTGCACATAAAGCAACGCCGTCACCGCCTGCGGTTGCACCTGCGGTAAATGCATTATTAAGAACCGCAGCGGCCTTAACTTGCTTTGTGTGTGCCATTGAACGAGCCAACGCACGAGTATAACGTGAACCAAGACGATCATAAAGATTGTCTTCGATAGCTTCCTCGGTGATTGAGAATGCCAACGCTATTGTTTCGTGGTTGTAACGAGCAGTGTATGCTTCGTTAGCGTCGTCAAAATTTACTGCGCCACCTTCTGATTTAGTTGGTGCCGCTCCGAAACCAGACAACATTACTTCTTCTTCAAATGCTCGATCTGAAGATTCAGTAGTGTAGATCTCTGCATGTTGGTTTTCGTACCTATCGTACTCCATACCAAACAAGGCGTTGAGACCTGGTTCCAACTCTTTCGCTAGTTGTGCGCGAGATATAGCCATAAGTTAGTCTCCTTATACGCCAGTCGTTGAAACAGTACCGCCTGCAATAGCACCATTTGGTGAATTGAAGGAGTTGTTTAAACGAACAATTACAGGGATACCCGCTGCTGTAAAATCAGAGTTTTCAGGGTCATCTTGGAAACCCATGATTCTCAAATTTAAGTTTGCAGTGGCGGCGATTGTGCTAACAGCCAGTTTTGCGGAAGAAATACCAGTGGTAGAAGAACCAGAAGCACCGTCTGCAAAATTTGCATTTGCGAACACATGTCCTCTGGCAGTTGCTTCGCTTGTTAATGAAGCATCTGAACAGATGACAAATGATTGCAATGGGTTGTCATACACGAAAGCTTTGACGGGATGGTTAGTATCCGCGCCAGAACCAGGCCAGTTGTTAGAAAATATTGTTTCACCAGTAGTGGACGAAACGTACTCACAACCCCAGAAAACACCTACAAGACCTACAGTGCCACCCGCAGCCGCGCCAACTTTATCAATAAAACCAGTTGATAGCGGGATTACAGGGGAACCTTGAAAGAGCGTGTTTGTGTTTCCGGCTGCTATACGATACTCGGTCGCACCAGTGGTGTTAGCAGCCTGACCGACTACTCCAATCGGACGAAGTCCGAATGCACCGTTTGCGTTTGCCATAGTAGCAATCCTTTATGTTAATCGGAGTCGCGTTCGCGGCCTCCGAAGGTTACACGACTTTGCCGACTATTAGAAATCGGCATTGAAGGATGTTGTTCCTTCATCAAGTCCTGATCCACAGCAGTCATTTGTTCTCGGGTTCGGCCCCCGTAATACTCGTTTCTTTCATGCGCTGTCTCTTCAGGTATGCGGCACAGCATCAATCCACCTTGTCCAATCACTCCCTGATATTTGCCATCGTCGATGACAGGAGCTTCATAGTCTGGATATTCATCTGCACGGACGGGTTCCCATCCTTCACGTAGTTTGGCGTGGACATTCATTTTGTCCTCCTCGCCACGCATAGCAACTCTTATCCAACGATGCACATATCCCTCGGGAGGATTTGGTGCTTCAAGGTGACTGGGCGGTGCCCATGGTTTTCTACGAGATTCACTATCTCGGGTAGTTTGAGCGCGTGGTTTTCTATCAGTCATTACTTAATCCTTTACATACTTGGCATATTCCTCAAGAGGAACGTTTAGCTTTTTTGCAATAGCGATCTGCGATGGTGATAGTTTCACGCTATTCTTACGCCCCTGTTTTGGATTGCGAGATGCAGATGAACCAGCAGAAGCGACCTGATTCGATCCCGATTTTTTCGCTGCTTGAAACTTGTTCGGAAACTCCGAACGCAAGCGACGATCAATTTCACTATAATACTCATCGCTGTTCGGGTCAAACCCTTCTTCTTCGATAAGCTTTCGGTGAATACCAAACGTGGCGTAAGTCATGACTTCGTCTTGACCAAACCACTCATTTTTTTCAGCCCAGTCTTTAGCCTTTGGATCAGGCTTTGCTTGTTGTTGTGAAGCCGCTTGTTGTTGCGGCGCAACCTGTTGCTGTTGAGGTTGTTGCTGTACTGCAACACGTTCATCAGCTTTTTTCTTAGCAAGCTCATAGCGATCAGATTCTGCTGTTGCCCTGGCAAGAGCCTCTTGTCCGGCAGTGATTGCATCTGCATCTCCAGACTCATAAGCTTCTTTAAACACACGTCGTGCAGCCTCTAGTTGGCTTTCTACTCTTGCACCTTGTTCGCTTAAAAAACCAGAATCTAAATTTTCGACTTTAGTTTTTAGTTTTTTATTCTCTTCCATCAACTGTTCAGCCATACGAACGGCTTCTTCACGTTGAAGTTGCTCGTTTCTGTAACGATCATTCAGTTGTTTGATGCGTTTTTGAACGCCCTTAGAATAAGTTTCTAACTCTTCCTCTTGCGTTTGTTCTTTGGGTTTTTCTTCTTCGACTGTTTCTTCTACAGTTTCCTCAGTTGCAGCTTTAGCCTCTGGTTCAGGATCTGTTTCAATAAAAACTTCCTGTCCCTCTTCCTCTACTTCTACTTCTGGTTTTTCTTCTTCATACGTGTTTGACATCTGTTGGCTCCAAAATTGTAGCAATTACCTCGTCGTCATTTATGATGCGAACTTCTCCGCCATCAATCTTGAAACGAGAACCTGAATAACGACCAATGCATACCCATTGGCCTTGTTCGCACCAAGGTTGTCCCTCTGGTCCAAACTTATCTGGGTCTTTGTAAGCTAACGGTCCTAATTTAAGAACGTAGGCAACGACAGTTGCTACTGCCTCACGTTCACGTACTTCGTCTGGTACAAACAAACCACCCGCTGTCTTAGATGAACCCTGATACGGCATAACTAAAAGTCTCCAACCAGTAGGTTGAGGAAGCCGTTCAAGTAATGATTTATCTAAAAGAGAAGGATCTAGTTCACGTTTGCCAGATTCCACGAATGCATTTTCAACAGAGGGACTATCCGCATTGGCGTCTTGTCTTTCTTTGTTTACTTGTTTTGCAACGTGGTCAGGAAGATATAAAGTCTTCGACATCGTCTGCATTTTTCTCCAACAGGGTCTTGATTTCTTCTCGAGCGAAAGAGAGACCCCGTATCTCTCCCACCGTCATTTTGTATTGCTCCCAGTTCTGAACTGAACCGTGAGAAAGAGCGTCACCTAAATCTTGTTCACGCTCTTCTAATTTTTTATACATATATTTACATATGTCAACTATATCCATTAATATGTTATTCCTCGCTTGGGGTTATCTCTGACATCAGCAGCACGACCACCTTCTACAAAATTTTGCGTAGCTAAGTCTTGGGCTGTTCGTTTAGCTGCGCGATCTCCGCGTTCAATAGCACCTACATCTGGTCGTGGTTTTGGCTTTTTTGCGCCACCAAGTGCCTTAACCACCGATGCATCTATACGTTTACGATCTGCATCGGAAATGGTTTTACTTGTATTGGAACCAGTTCTACCTACCTCACCCTTTAAACTAACGAAAAAGGGGTCTACAAGTTCGTTGCGCATGTCAAGATCTGCATCAGAAAAAGTTCTACCTTTTCCTGAAGCAGGAATCTCATTTATAACGTCTTTCATAAAAGCAGTTATTTTATCTCTTTTAGCCATGGTATTCTCCTTTAATTTAACCACTTATAGATTTTATGAGTTTCTTTTTGACGATGTTTCAACCCGTTATACCCACCGTTTACTCTTTTAGTAATGGTCTTAATAACATCATCATTAACACCTTCATCGCATATTTCCCACAGTTTGTTTCTGTGAAAGAACCAAATGGCACTTTCCATCGGATACTTAGACGCCATGAGATCTGGGTCTTTCATCACCTCTGGTAAATCCATGTCCGCTGCAAACTGAGAGTAGTTGTTTTTGCCTGTGCACTGGAGAAAGCCACGCCCTCGCCACAAATACCCTTGTCCGTCGTTACCCATTCTACCGCCATATACTTTATCCGCCAGTGCTTGGGGATTACGTGCACAACTCTCAGCCTCACCTTCTGTTGGAAAATATTTACCAAACACTTTGAGAATAGCTTCTGTAGAGTAATTCAGGTTTTCTTCAGTGTATTTAAACGTACCGCTTTCATGTACCAACTGACCAAGAAAGTGTGCTCCACGCTCTGGATTCAGAGCATAGTGGTGACAAATCTTCTTTGCAGTGTTGGGGCCAAACGCACCATCAGGTGTGGCTCCAATCTTTTCTTGTAGATTTTTCAGTGCTTCACTCATTACTTCTTACCTTTTATAACTTTCTTTAGTTTCTTTGCCTGACTGGCATGAAGTTTAGAAGCTTTGTTCAAACCCTTAATGACTTTCTTCACCGTAGCTGTTTTCTTTTTACCTAATGTCATTCTTGTACAACCTCTTTTGATCCACAAACACGTTCATACACCATATCATCTATATAAGCTTCTGCCCATTTATTTTCAGTGAAGGTACAGAATGCCCACAAATCATTCACATCAGCATTTAGAAGATCTATAATGTCTTGCTGCGCCGATACTTGACCCTGAAGATGTTCTATGTCGTGAACGATGTTGCTAATATACCACACTAAACCAACTAATTGCACCGCCATGGCAAAAACCAGAGCTACTGGTATCTTTAAATCACCCATGATTACCTCTTAAAAAACTTTTGTACGCCTCTTACACCAAACGATGCAGAGATTGCTATGCCCAAGCTGTAAAAATACCAGTCTGGTGCTTTGGAAAGCTGTTCAAAACCTTTATCTACCCATCCCTCTGTGCCTGGAATAAACGCCAAAACAAGTGGAATGGACAGGACAATTACAAACCATTCGTCTTTCCAACTCGATTGAGAACCCTGCGCCATGATGCGTTCCCAGTCGGCAACTGAAGTCTCTTTACTAAGCATAATCTTAGCTTTGGCTTCTGCTTCTGTGAGTTTTAGCTTTGCACTTGCAGCTTGTGCCTGTGACTTTGCATCAAGCCAACTACCTGCCAGACCCGCGATAGGTCCAATTATAGATTGTAACATTAGTTTTCCTCCATCTGTATACTGGTTTTCTTGCTCTCAGCCTTTGCGCTATAAGCATTAAAACCCATAAAAGCTGCAACCACCCCAGAAGCAGCTATGACATATACACTTGCTATATCTGTTATTAAACTTGCTGCTTTGTCAAATCCAAGCACAGAAGCAAGCAATATGATAAACGGGTAAATCAACATTCCGGCTAGTGCAAAACCAGTAAATCGTCTTTCCGCGTTGCGCTTGAGATCCCGATCAATCATCTCAAGTCGTCTGTCTTCCAGAGCAATCTTGTTCCACTCTGCTTTCTCTATAACACCGTTGTTATTTAAATCTGCTTTCTCAAACTCTGTCATTTCTTTGACCTCGCATGTGCAATCGCCACGTTTTTGTCACGAGTGATTATAACAACCTTTCCCTGTTTGTCATATACAATGTATTTTCCACGACGCTCCATTAGTATCACCGTTCAATTTTTATACACACCACTTTAGAATTTTGATTAGTTACCAATACTTTAGCTTCTTTTTGTGAAACTTTACAGGCTTCTTCACTAGAGTAACTACCTACG